GATCGTGGCAGCCGACTACTACAACACCTACGCCACCGTCCTGTACATCATCGAGCCCGACTTCGAGCGCAAGCGCCCGTACATCAAGGTCGAGAACCCGATGGGCACGTACATCGAACGAGACATGTTCGGCAGGGTGAAGTCCTTCTCCAAGGTCTGGAACGAAGAGGCTATCCATCTGGTAGCCAAGTTCCCCCAGCTCCTGGCCCTCCTGAGCAAGAACGATAACTCACGAACCCCCGGTGGGGGTTCTGGGTGGGCTCAGCGGAAGATCGAGCTGGTCAAGTACTGTGACGAAGACACCATCGTTATCTACATGCCGAACCACGGAAACCAGGCGGTCAGCTACATGCCGAACCCTCTGGGCAAGGTCTACGTCTCCGTAGGCGAACGCCCTGGGTTCGACAACGAAAGCCGAGGGGCTTTCGATGACGCGATCTGGGTACAGCTGGCAAAGGCTCGCATGGCCCTTCTCGGCCTTGAGGCTACAGAGAAGACAGTTCGCGCTCCTCTCGCTGTTCCGCGAGATGTGCAGAAGATGACGTTCGGAGACGACGCCATCATCCGCACCGACAGCCCCGAGAAGATCCGGCGCGTTGGTGTAGACGTTCCTTCCGCCGCATTCCAGGAAGGGGCGATGCTTGAGCAGGAGTTGCGAGTAGGAACTCGAACTCCCGAAGCTCGCTCCGGAAACATGGACGCCTCAGTCATTACCGGCCGTGGCGTGCAGGCCCTCATGGGCGGATTCAATACCGTCGTCTCTACAGGACAGACGGTTCTCGCGGAAGCTCTTCGCACCGCCATCGAGCTGTGCTTCGAGATGGACGAGAAGCTGTGGCCCAAGGAGAAGAAGACCGTGCGGGGGACCGTGCAGGGAACTCCCTTCGAGGAGACCTACACTCCCGGCAAGGACATCGACGGAGACTATACGGTCGACGTCACCTACGGCTTTGCTGCCGGACAGGATCCCGCCAGGGCTATTGTCGGACTGCTTCAGCTCCGAGGCGACCAGCTCATCTCCAGGGACTTCTTCCAGCGTCAGCTTCCGATGAACATCGACGTCGTCGCCATGCAGCAGCAGATCGACAATGAACAGATGGTAGACGCCATCAAGCAAGGGATGATGGGCTACGCCCAGGCCATCCCCCAGATGGCCCTTCAGGGACAGGATCCGGTGGCCGCACTCAAGCGTCTGGCTGACCTGATCAAGCTGAGGGAAAAGGGAGAGTCCATACAGGATGCAGTCCTCAAGGTCTTCACTCCCGACGAGAAAGCCGCTGCTGCCGCCCAGAACCCTCTGGAGGCGATGATGGGTGGTGGAGCACCACCTGGGCCCGAAGGGGCCGCAGGCGGCCAGCCAGGGGCCGTGCCGGGTGCATCCCAGACTCCACAGGGGATGGACTTGCAAAGCCTGCTCAGCGGACTGTCTTCCAGTGGTGAAGCCACCATGTCGAGCAAGACGCAGCGTCAATCAGCTATTTAACCAGGAGGAAACAATGGGAGACTTCTTCTCCGACCACCCGCGTTCCAGTCAGGGCGGCGCCGACAAGGGGCCGATGCTGGCACCGCACATCGCAGGTCCTCTGCTTTCGGAGGCCATGGGCGAGAGCCGTCACCAGACGGATGCCGTCAATCAGCTCTGGGACTCTACGGTCCTCGTCAACACGGGCGTGACCCGTGGCAGTAGCAAGCTGGCGAAGTAAGACAATGGATGAGGAAGGGACCATCGAAGAAGTAAGAATCCAACCACGACTTCATGATCGATGGTCCCTTCTGACTCTTGCCGTCGCCTTTACGGGCGACGTTCTCCAGATCGCTGCCGACTATTCAGCCAGTGCGGCAATGATGGCAGCGCAGCATGCGAGGCAGAAGAACTTCGATCACGAGTTCACTGACATGATGGGACAGTAATGGGAACTCCGGTTTCAGGCCCTGGCGGATTCAGTCAGCGGACCGACAAGGCGGTAGGCAACGCCAACGCTTCTCTTCCGAACGCGCAGTACGGAGAGAACAAGGACTACCAGGAGATCAAGTCTGGAGCCCCGGTGGGCGCAAGCCCCGGCGGGATGGACATTGGATCCCTGATGGGGAGCATGGCACCCGAGGCTATTGGTCTCGGGGAGTCCTCCCAGCAGCCGGATGTTCCGGTAACGGATGGCGCCGCTCTTGGGGCGGGCGCTGGCACCGAAGTGCTTAACCTGGCCGACAACACCCAGGCCAATGCTCAGGCAACGGCCTGGCTACCGGCTCTTGAATGGATCGCCAACCAGCCTGGAACCTCAGACGCCAATCGGAATCTGATTCGACAGATGAAAGCCAGCATGGGCTAAGAAGGAGAAGATATGGGCAAGTGGTGGCAGAATGATATGGTCGACGCTTCCCAGGGATCTTACTCCGATCCGAACATGGCACTTCAGATTGCCAGTTCTCCCAGCCAGCTCTACACGGCTCCGGATCAGGCGGATGACGAGAAGGAGGCCCGGGAGTCCAAGGGTGGATTCCTGAAGTCCTTCCTGTCTTTGGCAGGCAAGGCCGATGGAGCCCTCAGCAATATGTTCGGCGGTGTCTACAGCAGCGCCAAGGAAGACCTGGCCACTGGCGCTCAGGCCTTCATGTATCCCGTCGACAAGCTGGCCTCGGGAGCTCACTGGCTCTACTCCGAGGGAGTCTCCCAGCCCCTGTCCACCGCCATCATCCAGGCTGGCAAGGCTCAGACTTCTGGTGATTACGGCCAGCTCTTCGAGCCTCAGGAATGGTCCGAGGCGTACGGCAAGGCCGAGACGACTTCTCCCGGACAGGCACTGACCAACGTCGCCCTGACCCAGACGTCACAGGGCACCATCCCCATGACGAACATCCAGGTAGAAGACCGGCAGCAGACCGAGCAGCAGAAGCGTCAGGCCGAGCGGTTCATCTACGACACGGACTACTGGCGTGACAAGGTGGGCTGGACCTACACGGCTGGCACTGGCGCTACCGACTTTGCCCTTGTGCTGGCCGCCGACCCGAGCACCTATCTTCTGGCCGGTGCTGGCAGTGTCGTCAAGGGTGCACGGTCCATCCAGATCGCCACCACTAAGGGCGGGGAGCTTGTCCGCACTCAGGGTGCCGTCACGGACGTCGCCAAGAAGCTTGTCGGCAAGAAGCCCCAGACCCTCGAAGAAGTCTCCAACGGCAAGAAGATGACCGAGTTCTTCGACTGGACCAACAAGGCCAGCGCTACAGGCGCTGCCCGCAAGACTGCTGAGGAGATTGCCCAGCATCCCATCTGGGGTCGTGGGCGCAGGACCAACCCCTTCGCTCAGCAGTACTCGGACGTCCTTGCGAGGACGCCTCGGGATGAGATGCCGATGATGTACCGGTACTTCGCTGGCTCTACTGCCGACGTCGGCGCACTCTCAGCTTCCGGCTCTCAGACCCTCAGCAACATCGGAAAGCTTTCGGAGAACCGGGCGCTCGTTGACTCGGTGAAGTTCGACCCTGCCATCCTCGCCTTCTATGCAGAGCGTGAGGGGGCTACCCTCAAGGTCCCTGGAGTCGTCCAGACTCCGCCCCTGGCTGTATCCCCAACCACTGAGGGCTTGTATGCGGATGCAGCCAAGAGCATCATGGCCAGCAATCCCGGACTCAAGATCAATGCGGCTGGCAAGGTATCCAAGCGAGCCGTCGCCAATGCCCAGGCATGGAAGTCCGCCAAGGTCGACCTCATGCAGGGCGAGCTGGACGCTATGGCTCAGAAGAGTCAGTACCTTCGCGACATCCTTGGCGACAATATGGGCAAGGCTGCCAATGAGTTCTCCCCGGCTGGCGCAAACCTGTTCGGCAACATGGAACGGGCTTACCGTGCTGGTGGCGGATCGTTTACCTCTTCCGGCAAGGCTGCGGATCTGAAGTACAACCGGGCAATGACGGACCGCAAGGCTCGCTTTACCTCGGACGGCATCCGGGAAGGGTTCTTCGGGACTCCGGTCCGGATCGTCCAGGCATTCGGTGACCGCACTCCGGTCGGCCGAGTGAACCACAACGACGCAGACGCGGGTGACCGCGTCCTCGACATGCTCAAGCAGGTTCCCGGCCTTGGCAAGGACACCCGCATGAGCCTCTTCAATGAGTACATGCGAGCTGGCGACAAGGTCGGTAAGTCCAGGGCTCTCGACTCCATCCACACTAGCGTGATCAATCACCTGGCCAACCGCTCCGGCCTGGATCCTCAGGTTGCTGCGGTCATCGGAGACATGACCAAGGTCGGCATTGCCAAGACCATGGACGACCTGATGGGAGTTGCTGGCAAGGGTGGCATCAGCCGCCCACAGGCATTCACCTCCGCCACTGAAGGCGGAGTGGAAGGGGCCACTCGACTGGATGTCGCTTCCCGCTACATGGAAGACGGCGTTGCGTACAAGTTCGCCCCTCTGGCAAAGACACAGCTTAAGCAGACCGACACGCTCATGCCCATCAAGGACATGGTGCGGGTTTTCGAGCGTAACGCAGGATCCATTCAGACGGTGCGCAAGGCTGGCGGTACGGCACTGGATGCAAGCCGGGTGGCTGTTGACAACTTCAACACCCTCTGGAAGGCATCCACTCTTCTCCGCCCCGCCTACATGCCTCGCATGATCTCGGAAGAGGCCATGCTTTCAGGTATCAAGTTCGGATTCATGAGTCGGCTTGTGGCCGACCCTGCTGTCGGCGCAAAGAACTTCGTGCTCAACAGGGGTCAGTACCTCAATGCCGAGATCGGTCGTGGCAGCTATACCCCCTCGACCGGCAAGGGCATGGACTCGTCGCTGGCTATCGTGAAAATCGGTGATGAGGAGGTCATTCAGAGCGTCAAGGCTCGCAGGGCCGCTCTCGAAGCCGAGATCCGGACTGCTGGCACTGGCATCGAGGACATTGTTCAGCTCGGTAAGCTCAAGGGCGAACTGATGGCAGCCAAGAAGCCCGCCCTCAAGGCGGAGTTGAAGGAAAGGATTGCCAAGTACAAGGATCCCGCCGAAGTAGCTCGCCTCAAGGGCGAGCTTGAGGTCACCAAGGTCAAGCGAGTCAGGGTCAACAAGGCCTTGCCGGTTGTCCGCGCTCGAATCCAGATGGAAAAGGAGCTCCACTCCGGACTTGAGGGTGATCTCGCCAAGTTCACCAAGCGGCACGAAGCCCTTCAGCAGAAGGTTGCCACGGCAGGCACTGCAGCCAGCAATAAGCAGCTGATGAAGCTGGATGCTCTTGAGCTCAAGATCGATGACATCACCAGTCGCATGGATGATCACAGGGTCGTCATGGACGAGTTCACCGACTACGCCAATGAGATCTACCGCACTGCGATCAAGTCCACCGGACGCCGAATGGGTGAAGGTACCTTCGAGGCGCACGGCTACAAGATCCCTCAGGCCTTCAGTGAAGCCTGGGAGAACTCGATCCCCCGGGATCAGGTCTCTTCGGAGAATGCCTACACCGCGATGTACGCACGCGGTGAGGCAGTAGATGCAGCCCGCGCCATCAAGACCGGCGGCTGGACTGTCATCACCCCCGACCAGCCTCACCACATGAGCGAGTGGACTCACGCCCTGAACCGTCAGTTCGGTCAGGATGAAGTCTTCCAGCTCGTAGCTAAGGACTCTACTGGTCGAGCCGCAAGGGACTGGCTGGCCACCGCTGAAGGCAAGCAGCACCTGGATGACCTGGGGATCGCTGGACGCGATCCTGACAAGCTGGTCGATGACATCGGACTGACGCTGGACAAGTACCTCCCCGAGGACACCGGCCTTCGTCAGAAGATGATTGACGGTGACGAGATCACCTCTGCCGACCTGAGTAGGGCTATCGCGAAGGAAGACTTCCCGGCTGTTCACGGCCAGGAGGTCAAGGCAAGCCTCGGCCTGTGGGCCAAGGACACTGGCGGCAACATGCTGGATCGGATGATCGAGAAGGGCTTCAAGCGTCTCGGCACCATCCCTTCCGACGTCATGTCCCGCCAGCCTGTGTACCTCAGGTTCCAGGAGATGCAATACAAGCGACTGCTCGGCCAGGAGATTGCCTATCGCAAGTCCATCGGTAAGAGTGAGGCTATTGAACCGGCCACGTTCCAGAAGATTCTTGAATCGTCTGACCGACTGGCCCGCAAGGATATCAGCCAGATCGTCTATGACCCGACGCGTACGAGCGCGTCGGAGGCGGTAAGGTTCCTGTCGCCCTTCTTCTCGGCTCACGCTGACGGTCTCGCCCGCTGGGGCGGAATGATTGCAGAACAGCCCGAGATGCTGGGCAAGATGGCCAAGATCTACAATGCACCGGTTGCAGCCAACATGGTGACCGACTCGCAGGGCAATCTGGTCAATGAAGATGGTCAGGCCACCATTCACGATCCGGTGACTGGCGAGTTCATTGAGAAGAAGTTCGTTCCCATCACCGAAAGGGTGTTGCATTTCAAGGCTCCCTGGGCTGGCAAGGGTTCGGGCGACATCCCGATCAAACTTCAGGCGATGAACACCATCCTTCCTGGCGACCCGTGGTTCAACCCCGGCTCTGGACCCATTGTTCAGGTGGCCGGAAGTCAGATCGCCAAGAAGTACCCAACTGCTGGCGAGTTCCTTACGTGGGCCAAGATCCTCCCCTACGGACCCTCGGGGTCCGCTGTGGATGCAGTCACTCCGAAGTACATGCGGGCCATGTACGAGGCATGGAGGGGCGACGATCCGAACAATGAGGCATACCAGAAGGCGTACCTCGCGGTCTACAACAAGAAGGTAGCCGAGTTCAACGATCCGAACTCCGACTTCCACGAGAAGCCGTTCAAGATATCCGACATCGAAAAGGAGGCCCAGCAGTTCCTGAACCTGGAGATCCTTGAGGCCTGGGGCTCTCCGGCCCAGACCTCTTCCACTCCGCTGACCGGCACCAAGTACCAGTTCTTCGTGGACCAGTACAGCCAGATGCGGAAAATGGATCCCGAGAATGCCCGTGACAAGTTCATGGACAAGTTCGGGACTGAGTACATGGGATTCACCGCCTCGCTCTCCAAGAGCATGGGTATTGCGGCTACTGTCAGCGCAGACCAGCAGGCGGAGAAGTATGCGGATGACATCAAGGCTGATCCTGACATGGCTCAGTTCTGGGTGGGCGACGTTTACAACGGCGGTCCGTTCAGCTCCTCGGTTTACCAGAAGCAGATGGACCAGCACTTCGGCTCCGCCAGGGCCCGGGAGAAGATCCCGGCCGATGAGGCTATTACCAAGTCTCAGGAGTCGGCTGGCTGGACAACCTACGTCAAGGCCAAGACTCAGCT